AAGAAGAGCGGTGCAAGTGCCGAATCGGACGGCAAGCTTGATGTAGATGGCATCGGTGGCGAGGAGACAATCAAGGCTACACAGAAACTCTTCGGCGTCTCCGAAAGCGGTATCCTCTATGGTCAGCTTAAGGTTATGGAAAAGTATTATCCAGGCATCGCATCCACATCCTTGAGGTTCGACAGAAAGGGCAGCGGTTCTCTGTGTGTCAGGAAGCTTCAGAAGTGGCTCGGTCTGACAGAGGACGGAGTTATCGGCCAAGGTACAACGGCTGCTTGGCAGAAGAGACTCCGTGACCTCGGATACCTTGCCAAGGACGAAAGAATTGACGGCATCTTCGGTGTCAAGTCGATGAAAGCTTGGCAGAGGTATCTGAACAAGAATAATAAGCCGACATATCCGAAGGAAGATGACAAGACTCCGAAGTCCACAAAGGTAATCGACATATCCAACTTCCAAGCCACATCGGACTTTGCGAAGGTCAAGGCTGCCGGAGTCAAGGGTGTAATCGTCAAGTGCGGTTACCGTGGTGCAGAGGACGGAAAGCTGAAAGAGGACTCAAGGTTCATCGAGCATATCCGTAATGCACACAAAGCCGGACTTGCCGTAGGTCTGTATATGTTTACGCAGGCGCTCACAGTAACAGAGGGCAGGGCAGAGGCTGACTACGCTGTCAAGATGTGGCAGAAAGCCGATGTACCTCTCTCATACCCTATCGCACTCGATGTCGAGAGCGTGTTCTACACGAAGAACGGCAAGCGTGTGGCAGGCAGGGCGAACGGTCTTTCAAAGGCTACACGCACAAAGGCGGTCAAGGCGTTCTGCGACAGAATCAAGGAACTCGGTTACGAGCCGATGATCTACGCACCTCTTTCTTGGCTGAACGGCAAACTCGATATGTCCAAGCTTCCGTATAAGGTGTGGGTAGCACAGTACGCAAGCAAGTGCGAGTACAGCGGTAAGTATGTTATGTGGCAGTACACATCCGAGGCAAGCGTCAAGGGCATCAAGGGCAATGTGGATATGAACCATTGCTACATCGAGCCAAAGGAAGTGCCGTGTCCGAAGCCGAAGAAAACTGTCAAGGAACTCGCAGAGGAAGTCCTTGACGGCAAGTGGGGCAGCGGAGATGAGCGCAAGAAGAGACTTGAAGAGGCAGGCTACGACTACGATGCCGTACAGGAGAAAGTCAATGAGATAATCGAATCGAGAAAGACTAACGGACAAAGGATTGCCGAATCAGCCTGCAAGTTTGCATATCCTACCAACACGGCAAAGGCAAGTTATGCAAATGGTGAGCCGAAGAAAGGCTATCAGGAAGCCATTAAGAAAGTCTATCCTGACAGAAGCGGTTGGGGCAAGCCTGCAAGGGACGGAGCAAGCTGTGATGTCTATACAGGTACTTCCGTAAGAGACTCCGGCGTTGACCCTAATTTCCCGAGAGGTCTTTCACCAAGCTACCTTGCGAAGTCAGACAAGTTCAAACTCGTTAAGGTAACCGAAAAGACCATCGAGGACGGTGACATCATCGTCACAGACACACATATCTGTATCCACGTTGGCGGTAAGATAAAGGAAGCATCGCATCCTCACTACAACGAAAAGACCAGGAAGTATGAGGGCGGTTGCTATCCAAAGACCACAAACACACTCAAGAAGAGACTTTCAGCCAAGGGCGCTAAAGTCTACAGAGCAAAGTAAGGGTGGTGGCAGATATGGACGCAAACAACATCACAGAACTGATCGCTATAGTTTTAGGAAGTAACGCATTGTTTGAATTTATAAAATGGCTCATCGCCAACAAGGGCAAGAAATCGCCTGAACGGCAGGCACTCTTGGCTCTCTGCTCCGAACGTCTTGAATCGCTTCTACACAAGTGGATTCGAGCCGATTCCGAGGACAGGAGCGTAGCAAGGTGGGCAGCGATAAAGAGACTGTACACGGCGTATAAGGCTCTTGATGGCAATGGTGAGATAGAGGAACTGTTCAACATAGCAAGCGAGATAAAGCCGATGGAATAAAGCAAAACAAAAGAGGGCTACCGTAGATGGTCGGTAGTCCTCTTAAGACAAAACAATGTGCCAACGCAGAAAGGTTGAAGCGTTAACATCACTATTATGATACAACATAATCCACAAATTGTCAAAGTGCGTGAGGGTATTATGGCCTCACGGCTCTGAAGCACTATCACAGCGTGTGCCACCGATGTGCCACCGTCCCCCTAAAACGCCGTCCGTGGCACACAAGTGATTGCAATGCTTTCGGCGCCCGAAGCACCTCAACCCCTTGGAATTACTGATAAAGAAGTATAAAGGAGTATAAGGGAGTATAAGATTAAATCGGTTTCGATCCCCCTACGCTCCACCACATAAGCCTTGAAATTTCAATGTTTCAAGGCTTTTCTATTGCCTCGTGTGCCACAGTTTGTGCCACGGAATCAGTAACCGCATTTATGGTGCTTGCTATGCCCTTTGAAGCCTGCGTAGGGGATTTGAAGCGATGCGTATAAATATTCATAGTTGTGGATAAATTGGAATGACCGAGTTCTGCGGAAATCATAGCCATATCCACACCATTGGCATTGAGAAGCGTGGCATAAGTATGACGTAATCCGTGAAGCGTAACGTGCGGTAAGCCGTGCTTCTGCTCAAGCCTATCAAGCCGTGAGGCGATAGCATTCGCTCCCATAGGCTCACCGAATCCGTTTTGGATAAGATAGTCCGTTGCCTCATATTCAAAGCGTCTGTGCGTCTCTAACAGCCTTGCAAGGTCAGCTATGAGGATGTCCGGCAGAGCAAGCACTCTCGTTGACCTCTTGGTCTTGGTGTCTGACTCGATGTCCGCTCCGTCTACCCTGTGTCTTGTGCTGTGTATGTTCACCATACCGCTGACGATATCCACATCGGATTCCTTGAGTCCGAGTATCTCGCTCTTACGCAGTCCGAGGAAGAGGGCGAGTTCATAGGCGCACTTCTCGTCAATCAGACAGTCGGAGATAGCTTCAAGGAACTTCGGTATCTCGTCAACGTAGAATACTCGGATGTCTCTCGGCTGTCCTTGTGGCAGAGTCAGCTTCTCACACGGATCGCTCTCAAGCTGTCCGATTCTGATTGCGTGTTTGTATGCAGCTGACAGTAATCCTATCGTGTTCTTTATGGTTTTCGCAGAGAGACCATTTGAGGACATTTCAGCCACGAATTTCTCTAATTGATAAGTTGTACATTTCTTTGCAGAAATCGTCCCTATGGGCGTATAACAGCGTTCTGCGACCACCTCATAGCCTTTGATGGTGGTAGCCTTGCGTCCGAGTGTTCTACAGTACCCTATATAGCTGTCCAAAAGGTCACGCACAGTAATATCTGACAGAGGCGTTTTCTCACACTCTGCCTCGAACTCCACATACATCTGTCGGAGTTCTTTTTTAGTTGTGTACTCGACTGTCTTGGTGTATCTCCTGCGGTTCTCTCTACCGCCGACAGATACTATCAGCCGAGCCTTTCCCTTGCCGAGTTCCTTTATCATTTGTCACTCTCCAATAATTCAGCAATCTTCATCAGCCGTTCTCTATAGTCGGGGTTCTTCTGCGCTCTTTCCACCAAAGCATATAAGTCGCTGTCCTCTGACAATTTGATGAACACATCGTACTGTTGGTGCATCTTTGCGTATTTATCAGATGCGTCAGGCTTGCTGTTCGGCACGAAAATCTCATATGAACTAGAGACAGCTTGGCGATCAGTTGTCCGTCCGTCAAGATAGTCGAGAGTCACATCGAAAAAATCCGCAATTACACGCCTTTTACTGTCCTTTAATTGGAATTTTCCTTTTTTCCAATCCGAGAGTGTGGACTTTGCAATTCCTGTAAGCCTTGAAAATTCAGCGATTGAAAGCCCTCGTTCTTTCAACAGCTGTTCAAAAATCTCATACATAACGGCCCTCTCAAAAAAGTTCATAAATACGGAAATTACCCCTTGACTTGTCCGTAAAGCCGTGCTAACATTGCATTGTGAAGTTCAGAGATACGAACACACAAAGAGGGTCAAGCGATTCCGTTATAGAATTGTGAGTTTGCACCTACAGTATAACGGAATTACAGACCACTCTTCAAGAAAAATTGACAGAAAGGAGGCAGAAAACTTGGAAAATACAGCAAGAATCGAACTCAACAAGAGGAGATATGCGGTATACGCACGATATAGAGCCAAGTTCGGCTACACGGACTACTATATATCGAAAGAGTGCGGAATACCGAAATCGACCATCTATGATTGGGGTAAGGGAATCAGTTTTCCGAACGCAGAGACGCTTCTGAAAATCTGCAAGCTCCTGAATATGCCAATCGAGGAAGTGGTGAATGTCGATGAAAAATAAGTATTACACAGCACGAGAGTTGGCAGAGATTCTCGGACTCCACCCACAGACCATCTACAGACTCGCCTATCTTGGGCAGATAGAGTCAATCAAGGTGGGGTTCGCACGGAGATTCAGGATGCCGACCGAGAAAGGACAAAACAATGACAGCAGGTAGCAGAGTGATGGTAGCGTTCCCACCCAAGGAAACGACAGTCACAAAGCAGGTGAGGAAGTATGACGGCAAGGTGACCACGATCACCGAGGTGCGGACACGAATGCTCAAGAAGTTCTGCATCAGCACTTACATCCTCAAGGGATGCACGACCGAGTTCGGTCTGCCGTATGAGTTCTTGAGGGAGTGGCTCGTGCCGCTAGACGAAGAGGTGACGGAATGAAAAAGAATCAGAAACAGCGCATCCTCGATTACATTGACGAGTTCGGCTCGATAACTGCACTTGAAGCGGTAAGGGACTTAGGAGTCCTGCAATTAAGCGCAAGACTCGTGGAAATGGAAAAGGACGGCATTACCTTCAAGAAACAGCAGGAATCGGCAAAGAACCGATTTGGGGAAACAATCTATTACACACGCTACTCGATAAGGTAGCAAAGGAGACAAAACAATGGCTGACGATTATATCAAAATGCTCAAAGAGCGAGACACGGCTAAACCGCTGAAGAAGATGTATTGGGCGGTGGGCAAAGAGCCGCTTCCGGCTTGCCCAAGCTGCGGAGAGATTCTCGTCCTCGTCAAGAGTGACCACTTCTGCCGTAGCTGTGGTCAAAGGCTCGATGTAGAGAATTGGGCGTTATAGAAAGGGGCAGAGCAATGGCAAAGAAAATCATAGCCGTACTCGGCATAGCACTCGGAGTAAGCACGGCAGGAAGCGAATTGGTGCTTGTACCTATCGTATGTATGGGTATCGGACTTCTCGCACTCGTGGGGGTGACGGAATGATTGTTGCAAACGAAATATACGACAGACTCGGTGAACTGATAGTCTGCTGTGAAACAGTAAGAGACGCTTGCAAATGTGACGAGTGTCCTATCAGGGAAACTTGCCTTGAAGAGTCAACCTTTGAGAGGGTGGCTAACAGAGTCAAGGTAGCCAATCTGAAGAAACTCATCAATATGGCTGACGAAATCACCGAAGAGGTAGAGGAGCGCAACAAGACAGAGCACGACAGACGTTGGGAAGCAGAAGCGGACTATTGGAACGACCGCAGATGCGATCCCGATTACGAGGATTAAAGAACAAGGAGACAAAACAATGGGAATCAGAAGTAACAACAGAATCGTAGACTTCGACAAACTCTATACAGAGTTCAAGAAAAGAGACGTAAGCGCCAATGCGGTAGCTACACAGATAGGCAGAGCCGGAAGCTATTTTCATAGTATGAGAAAGAAAGGCTATCTGCCTGAAGCAACGCTCATAATGCTCGATACTCTGTGGAATATCAAATACGAAAGCATCAAGCCGACAGCAGAAACAGCAGAGCCGACCGTTGCAGAGCAGCCGGAAAAGGATGAGGCAAACGAGGTAAAAGAACCAACTCTCGTACTGACAAAAGAAGAACTCCGCCATACCATCACAGAAGCGGTCAAAGATGCGTTTATGTGGTACGCAAACAGATAGAAAGAGAGGGCAAAACAATGATTAAAGTAACAGCAGAAAGCGTAACAAAAGACGGAGAAAAAGGCGTTCAGCTGTCTTGTTCACTTGAGGGCGAAGGCGAGGAAGTTGTGAACGAGGCACTCGTCAGCATCAAGGCGATAATAGCCGGAGTCAAGGAAGAGAGTCTTGGACTTTACGCAATGATGATTGCAGCTATGGCTCAAGATCAGAGCATTCTTCGAGGAGAAAGAAGTGAGAGTGCCGTCAACAAATTTGAGGTAGGACTCGCAGAGGCTATGAGCAAGGGCATATTGGAGAAAGGAGTCAACTAATGGCTAACGTAGTAGGAATATTTGGAGATAGCGGAAGTGGTAAGACCACATCGTTCCGCAACATAGACCCCAAGACCACGATGTATGTTGATTGCGACAAGAAAGGTCTTTCGTGGAAGGGTTGGAAGAGGGACTTTAACGCAGAGAATAGAAACTATCTTGTAACGGACTCTCCGCAGACAGCACTCGACATTCTGATGCAGGTCAGCAAACTGAAAGAGTTCAAGCACATCAAGGCTATCGTGTTCGACACTATCAACGGTCTAATGGTAGCTGACGAAATGAGGCGCAGTAAGGAAAAGGGATATGACAAGTGGCAGGACTTGGCGGTCTGCATTTACAACCTCATCGACTATGCACTCGTAGCAAGACCTGACCTGACGGTGTTCTTCGTGGCACACGCACAGACGGATATGGATGACAGCGGATTTCAGTTCACGCACATCAAGACATCCGGCAGAAAGCTCGACAAGATAGTTCTTGAAAGCAAGTTCAGTACAGTTTTGCTTGCGAAGTGTGTAGACGGAGACTACAAATTCGAGACACAGTCGAATAGATCAACCGCAAAATCTCCGCTCGGAATGTTCGAGGGCAAAGAGATACCGAACGATATCAACATCGTTCTTAAGGCGATAGAGGAATTTTAAGGGGTAAAGCAATGATTAAGACGAGATTCGACAACTCGGAAGTATGGGAAACCAAGAACGAGTCGTATGAGATTTCCGAAATGGAAACCTCGCACATCATCAATCTGCTCCGTATGTTCAAGACCAAACCAACGGTGATTCTGAACATACTGCTCGACTCCGTGGACGAAGCATCTTTCTCATTCTCCAAAAAGAAAAACAAGGAAGCGATACACGAAATCACATCAATGAGCGAGGACGAGTTTATCGAAGTAGCTATGAATAGCGCTTTGGTAGCTGCGCTGTGCGATCAGCTTGAAGAGCGTGGCGTAAACGTAGAAAACATACTGAACAATATAGCGACAGAAAGAGAGGATAAATAAATGGCATTATTCGCATCAGATTATGACGAGGTGAAAGTCGGTAGCGATTTCACCGCACTTCCGGCAGGCGGTTATGTCTGTATCATCAAGAAAGCGCAGATGACCACCAACAGCAACGGACTGCCAATGATTGAGGTCAGAGTGGACATCTTCGAGGGAGAATACAGAAACTACTTCAGCGATCTCTTCAAGGACAGATTCGCCAAAGACCCTGAAGCCAAGTATCCGTATAACGGAATCCTCCGCATCACAGCGGTAGACGAGCAGGGTCATCAGAAGAAGAACTTCAAATCGTTCTGCACAGCGGTCGAGAGAAGCAACGGTATCGAGCATCTTCCGAGACACGATGATGCGTTCCTCAAGGCTCTTATAGGCAAGGGCGTAGGCGTTCTGTATCAGAGAGAGGAATACGAGGGTAATGACGGCAAGACCCATTGGTCAACCAAGCCGAAGTGGTTCAGGGACGTTGATACCATCAGAAGCGGAAAGTTCACCGTACCTGAAGATGTACCTCTGTCAAACACATACGGAACAGGGTTTTCCGAGGTAGATGCAACGAGCATCAACGATATGTTCGGAGTAGCACCTACATATAACGACTCGGTGGATTCGTTCAATGCACAGTCTGACGATATCCCTTTTAAATAAAGGGTTATGCTTCCTGAGATTAAAAAAGCGAAAGGACAATCAAATGGCAGAAAGAAGGATGTTTGCAAAGACAATAGTTACAAGTGATGCGTTCCTTGATATGCCACCTACAGCAAGATGTCTGTATTTCACACTTGCAATGTTCGCTGATGACGATGGCTTCGTTAATAATCCGAAGTCCATTATGAGACAAGTCGGATCGACAACGGATGATATGAACATTCTTATAACAAAGAAGTTTGTGCTTCTCTTTGAAAGTGGAGTCATCGTCATAAAGCATTGGAAGATACACAACTACATCCGCGGTGACAGAAAACACGAAACCAAGTATGTGGATGAAATGGCACTCTTGGACACCGACGAAAAAGGTGCTTATACGATGCTCGAAGATAATGACGGTCTGCCTAAAGAAATCGCAGATGCCAAAACATTAAGACAGCAAGCGTATGCAGAAAGCGAGTTGCCATATAGTTTCGACTACAAGATCAAAAGAGCGTTTTGGAATACAGAATGCCCTGTGTGTGGAAAGCGAATGACTTCGGCGTATTTGTGCCAACCTACGATTCAACACAACAAACCGATATCTAAAGGTGGGAAGCACGAGCTTGGCAACATATCGGTTATATGTCAAAGCTGCAATGCAAGTATTCGAGACAAGGAAACCGATTCTCTCAACGCTGAACAAGTGATTGAAGAATGGGAGAGAATATGTCAGGCAGATGACGGTCAAATGTCAGGCAAGTGTCATACCGAAGTAAGTATAGGTAAGGATAGTTTAGGTGAGATTAGTCAAGATAAGGAGAAAAGGCGTTTTACACCGCCTACGCTCTCTGAAGTCCAAGCCTATGTCGAAGAAAAGGGTTATCACATAGATGCCGAAGCCTTTATCGACTTTTACGAAAGCAAAGGTTGGATGGTTGGCAAGAACAAGATGAAGGATTGGAAAGCATCTGTCAGAACTTGGGAGAAGCGTCACAAAGAGGACGCTCCAACTGTTCCGAAACAGCAGAGCAGCAGACGAGACTTATTCGCAAGATTATACGAGGAGCATAAGGATGACATATAACGACACAATGGCAATAGTCTACAGAGTAATCGGTGCGTATCCGTTTTATACGAGACACCTCTCCGATGAAATGATAGAGGATATGATCCGTGAATGGCACGAGGGGATGGCAAACATCCCCCGTGACGGAGCGATGGAAGCCGTGACCGAACTCATAAGCGAGCAGAAATGGCTGCCTACTCTGTCAGAGGTCATTAGCAAGATACTCGATATGCAGTATGGAACAGATGCTGACATCATCCGAGGTCTTGATAGAGCGGTCTCACGAGCATCTACTTGCATCATCTTTGGTCAGGTCACCGAGGAGCAGGAGCGAGGCTACGAGAAGCTGACACCTCTTCAGAAGCTGATAATCCAAAGCCCGTATGAGTTCAATATTTGGCTGATGAAAGACCACGAATGGAAAGAGGAACGAGTCAAACGAATCAAGCGTGAGATACAGGGTGGCGAACACCGTGATGCTCTGTCCGGCAATCAGCAAGGTGCAGTCGGCTTCAATGTATTCAAGGCTTTAGAGGAGCGGAAGAATGGCAAAGGCTAAAGAAAAACAGACTGACGATAAGCCGAAACGCAAGAAGCCTATCAACTCAAGGCGCAAGGGCAAAGAGGGTGAACTCGAAGTCGCACACTTCTTCAAGGACTACGGCTTTGAAGCAAGAAGGTCGCAGCAGTTTGCCGGAATCAACAACGATGCAGATGTCGTGGGCGTTCCGTTCCTGCACTTGGAAGTGAAACGAACCAAGAACCTTCACCTTGACGATGCTATGGAGCAGAGCAAGAGGGATGCGAGAGAGGGCGAAATTCCTGTGGTGGTACACCGCAAGGATAGACAGGATTGGAGAATCACGATGACACTTGAAGAGTTTATGCCTTTATATATGGCGTGGCTCAAGGAGAAAGGACAAGACAATGGCTAACGGAAAAGAAACTGAAGCGATCAAACGCTATGTCGAGCAGACTTGTCAGGCGTTTGTATCAGCACACAAGTCATTCCGCAAAATCGAGTTCAGACACAGCGAGAGCCTCAAGGGTGACTTCATCAAGGTCACAACTGTGTACGGCTTCGCAAAATACTACGATGTCACGAACTTCGATGCGGAAACGATATGCAGACTTATCTGCATCGTGATAGCCGAAGGAGCGTCAAGAGAGAAAGTGACCGCAAGGGAACTGACGGACGCAGAAGCTATCAGAGAGGTAGAAGAACTGTTCTATAAGTAACGGCAACGGCAGAGGGCGAGGCACTCACAACTCAATACACATCACAATAAGGACTTTCAATATTCAACGGATTAGTGTTGCCTCAAATCACTATCCACCGCCTTGCCCTCTGAATTGCATAAAAGGAGACAGACTATGAAGAAATACGATTGCAGTAAGACGCTCGATTATTCACACGAACTAACTAGGCTGTGTACAACATATGAGTTCTGTAAAGGATGTCCGCTTCTTGACGAAGCTATTGCCTGCGATGATGCGTTGAATGTGTCACAAGAAGAAATAGACATTGTGCAGAAATGGTCAGATGAGCATCCTGAACCACCAAAGCTGACAAAGAAGGAAAGGACTTTCCTTGAGTGCTTTAACGGAAACTTGAAAGGAAGAGTGATAAAGCGAGGTGGCAGGTATACGCTGTATGAATTTGCAGCATCGTGCAGTCGCTTAAAGGACGAGATGTTCGCATTCCTTGAAGAAGGCGAGAAGATGACCTTTGAGGAACTGTTGAAATTGGAAGTCGAGGAGTAAAGGAGACGGATATGGAAAACACAGTAGTAAAGGACGTAATTCTTGATAAGAAGATAGACAAATACGATTACAAAAGCGAGGACTTCCTTGCAAGTGGAGAACTGACAGTCACTATCACGCTGTCAGAGTACAGAAAACTCGTCAAGGACTGTGCAACAGCACAGACAAGAATCGACAAAGCCGAGGCAGATAGATATGAGCGCAATAGCGAGAACAATCAGCTGAAAGAGGAAAACAACAGACTCAAGGCTGAACTCTACGAACTGAAAAAGGCTTCTGATGCGTCAGATGTCAAGAGCGAGGACGAGTAATGGCAGAGAAAAATAACATAGAGATAAAGGTCGGCAAGTACACGATCCTATCGGACGGACTTTCACTTTGGGTCACCGAAGAGTACGAGGGCAAAGATAAGAACGGTAAGCCGAAGAAGCAGACAAGACGTGTAGCCGGATATGCTCATTCGCTTGACAACTTGGTACATCAGTTCGTAGCACACAAGCACCGTGCAGCCGAAGCAAAGACGGTAGCCGACCTCATCAAGGTGTGGAAAGAGGTTGCTGATGATACCGAGCAAATTCGCAAGACGGCTCTGAAGCACGACCTGACACACGCAAGGAAGATTGCAAAAGAGATAAAGGAGATAAGCAAGTAATGAATATCTATAATCTTACAGGCGCATACAAGGTTCTTGAGAACGCTATAGCACTCAATCCTGACGATGAGTCGCTGAAGGAAGAACTCGCCAAGATCAATGACGATATCGAAGTTAAGGCAGACGGCTACGCCAAAATCATCCGTAACATCGAGAGCGATGTACTCGCCATTGATACGGAACTCAAGAGGCTTCAGAACCTCAAGACGAGCAAGGTCAATGCCGTCAACAGACTCAAGGGTAACCTTATGGAGTCTATGAAGGAGACAGGCAAGACCAAGTTCAAGACGAGTCTCTTCAGCTTCGGCGTAGTTAAGAACGGTGGTGTAGCACCGCTTGAACTGACAGTAAAGCCGGAAGAACTGCCGAGAGAACTTCAGAAGGTTACTATCGAGGCTGACAACAAGGCTTTGAGAGAGTACATCAACGAGACTGGAGACTTCAGCTATGCGGTTCTGAAGGATAGAGGCGAACGCTTGAGCATCAAATAGAAAGGACGAACAAAACAATGAACTTCAAATGGGATGAACCAATGAATCCTAACGCAGAGCGTGATTTTGCACACGCTATGAAAGAAGCAAGCGAGGACTTGAACAAGGGATTAAAGAACTTCAGCGAAGACCTCAAGAGGATAGGTGAGCAGATGAAAGCCAACGCCGATTACGGTAAGGTCTCGTTCATCGACTTTGATGATATGCCGACAGAGTACAGCGGAGCGATGAGGCTGTGCTATTGCAACGGCATAGGAGCGTGGCAGGATGTGATGTTTACACTCATCGCACACGGCTACGAAGTTACAGCAAGGCTTGAAGAAGCCACGGAGACCGAGAGGGAAATGGATGGAGCAGATAAGTTCGTGGTAATCGAGTACGAAGAAATATAAAAGCAAGAAAGGATGGACAAAACAATGGCAAAGCAGAAGATGGTAATGACGGTTATCGACATGATGAACGAGATCGCAACGAAAGTTCAGAACCTGGATAACGCACAACCCGGAGAAGATAGGGCGATGGCTGTCGAGGATGCACAGCTTATTACGGGACTTGCGAAGAATTTCTTTGTAGGTGCGAACGTGGTAGTTGAGAAGGAGAGGCTTCAGGCGAAGTACAAGGCGCTTTCTTCTTCGCTGCTTGACACGATCATAGGCGGTGCGGAATGAGAACCCCTTGGAATAAGCCTGCGTATGACGATGAGTGGATAATAGAAAACCTATACGCTTATCCGTCATACAAGGCTCTCGCCGAAGCGCATAATGCGAGACTCGGCACAGACATTTCCGCTTCAGCGATGAACCATCATGTCAAACATGAACTGCGAATAAATAAGCGCAGAACTTCGGGAGAGTTCCTTACGGACGAGCAGAAGTTATTTATCGAGGAATATTATCCGCATCATTCGGTAAAAGATACCGTTAGGGCGTTCAATGAAAAGTTCAGCACTGACAAGAAGAGATACACGATGCTGAACTACGCACGGAGACATGGTCTCGTAGTTGATGAGGAAATCGTCACTAAGAGCAAAAGATATCCTCATCGCAAAGGCGGTGACTCGGAGAAGGCGGAGCGTGAGATAGGTGATGTTAGATTCGATGGTCGGTATTGGCTCGT